TGACAATTATATCAAACCTAAGATAAATAATAGTGATGAAAAATTATTAAAAATGGCAGTAGACCAATATGTTAGTAAAATTACTAAAAATTTTGTTGGTTACCGTGTTTTTAGTTTTGAAGAAGCTATTGAAGGTTTGGAATTAGAAAAAGATTTCAATAGTATTGATAGATCAACAAGTGCTGGATATCCTTATAACTGTACTCCTGGTATTTCACAATTTAAAAAAAAATATTTCTTTGGAGATGGTGAGAAATTTGATTTTTCAAATCCTAATGCAACTAAATTGAGAGAAGAAGTGTATGATTGTATTCGAAGAATGCAAGAAGGGAGATATCTAATACCATGGATGTTTACTGATACTTTAAAAGATGAACGTAGACCAATTGAAAAAGTAAAAGAGGGTAAAACTCGTTTATTTTCAGGAGGTCCTATTGTATTGTTAATTATCAATCGAATGTATATGGGTAGTTTAATGGTCCATACAGTCAAGGAAAGAATTTTAAATGGTATGGCTACAGGAATGAATCCATATAGTAATGAATGGGGAACTTTGAAAGAATATCTTGAAGAAGTTAACAAAGATACTATTTCTAAGGATAAATTAGGTACTCTTATGGGAGCCGGTGATTTTTCTAAGTTTGATTCATCCGAAATGCCAATAATATTTGCTATGATTTTTGATGCTATTGAGCAATACGTCCCAAGTTTAGATAAACATGTAATGCTAAATCTTAAAATGTCACTGATTTGTTCTTTACATGTACTTAAAGGTAAACTGTATTGTTGGTATGGAGGAATGCCATCAGGTCATCCTTTAACGACATTTGTAAACAATATTGTTAATCAAGTTGGATTTAGGTACTGTTGGCTTCGTTTAGTAGGTACTGATGAAAAAGATAATTTTGAAAAACATGTGCGATTAGTAGTACAAGGAGATGATAATATCTTCTGTGTACGAAGAAAATACCATGATAAGTTTAACGAATTGTTACTTGGTGACAAATTTCGTGAAATCAATTTGACTTTTACGTCTGATACTAAAGGAGAGTTTATTGACAAGTATAGACCACTGCGTGATCTTCAATTTCTGAAAAGAAAATGGAGATTCGAAAGAGATATAAGTCAATGGGTTAGCCCTTTAAGCATTGATACTCTTGAAGACATGCCCATGTGGACGAGAGATGATGACCCTTTTACAATGCATCAAGTAATTGACACAGTAAGAAGAGAATATGCTTATCATGGAAAAGAAGTGTTTTTGAAGAAATTTATACCTCTTTATGAAGAGTATAAATTGTACTTTGGGCAATATGATTTACCCAGTATAACCTTGGATTGGGAACGTTCCTTAGAGGAAGTTTCCAAATTTGAAGGTTTTTATTAATCATGAACCCACAGCTCCCGTATTACGGAGCTATATAAGTAGTTTTACTATGCGTTAGAAAACGACTTAATG